TTTATACTTTCGTCTGGAACTTCTGTCCTGAGTTAATCCGTGATGGATATATTTACGCGGGAGTCCCGCCACTTTATAAGATAACTACTTCAAAAGGATATAAGTATTTGAAGAACGATGAAGAGTTGTTTATCTATCAGCAAGATAATAAAGGTAAAAAATATATCGTGACGAGAATGAAGGGTCTTGGTGAAATGGGTGTAGAAGAAACTGAAGAAACCTTAACTGACCCTGATAATCGTATTTTGAAGCAGATAACGATTAATGATTTCGATGAAGCAGATAGCCTGTTTGATGATTTAATGGGTACGCGAGTTGTGCCAAGGAAAGAGTTTATTAAAGAACATAGTAAGGAGGCTACGTATGCAATTTGATGAAGAAAAAGCAGTAAAGATTCTTACTGATGAATTGTGTTATGCCTATTGTGATAATTGTGCCAATAGTATGAATATTGAAAATTGTGATGATTGTCATAGAAAATATCAGAATTGGGCATTAGATAAAGATACGGCTGCGTATATTGTCGATAGAATAAAACGGGAGGCTATTCATGCAGTCTAATGATATTGTAAATGAATTAAGTACAAACTTTATCGAGTACGCGGCAGCCGTAAATACAGACCGTGCCATTCCAGATGCAAGGGATGGCCTTAAACCTGTAGCCAAACGCATTATTTGGTCAGCCTTTGAAGAAAAACGTTTCTTTAATAAACCTCACGTTAAGGCAGCTCGTATTGTCGGTGACGTAATGGGTAAGTACCATCCACATGGTGACTCGTCAATTTATGGAGCGATGGTACGTCTTTCCCAAGATTGGGTAATGCGTTATCCCCTTATTGATTGGCACGGTTCAAATGGAAACATCTCTGGAGATGGCCCAGCCGCCGCCCGCTATACCGAAGCAAGATTAGCAAAAATTAGTGAAGATGGTTTACTTAATCATATTAAAGAAAATAATGTCAATTTCATACCGAACTATGACGAATCTCTTGACGAGCCTGTTTGCCTGCCATCTAGCTTCCCTAATCTTTTATGTAACCCTAACTCTGGGATTGGGGTTGCGATGGCCTGCAATTGGGCACCTCATAATCTTCGTGACGTTGCATCCGCGATTTATACTTATATGGATGGTGGTGTTCCTGTCATTCCAGGTCCTGACTTTCCTACCGGAGGAGTAATTATCAACGGTAAGGAAGCCAGTGATATTGTTTCAAAAGGTCGTGGAACAATTAAAATCCGTGCAAGGTATAAAGAAGAGAAAAATAAGATTATTTTTTACGAGGTTCCTTATGGAGAAACAATAGAAGGATTATTAGCTGAATTAGGCGAAGCCTGTGAAAAAGGAGACATCAAAGGTGTAGTAGATGCCCATGATGAGTCTAACAAAAAAGGAATTAGAATTGTTGTAGAAGTTGCCAGAGGAATGGAACCTTCTATTGTGGCAGAAAATATTTATAGTAAAACTTCTTTCCAGACCTCATTTGCCTACAACCAGGTAGCTTTAGTTAACAAGACTCCGACTGAATTATCACTCAAGGATTGTTGCAGAATCTATGTTGAACACAATGTAGAATGTCTTATCAAAGAATTAAATTTTAATCTTCAAAAGGCAACTGATAGACTTGAAATTGTCAATGGATTACTGAAAGCTTTAGTGTCTATTGATGAAATTGTGGCTATGATTCGTGCGAGTGAGTCAGCTGCGGCCGCCCGTGAAGTTTTAATTAATAAGTATGAATTTACAGAAAATCAAGCTAAGGCTATTTTAGCGATGAGATTATCTTCTCTTGCTAAGTTGGAAGCTTTAGAATTGAATAAAGAAGCTGAGGAATTAAATGAACGGATTAATAACATTCAGAGTATCCTTTCCAGTGAACAGTTACAGTTTGACCATATTAAAAGACGTCTTGAAGAACTTGTAAAGAAGTATGGGGATGACAGACGAACTGAGATAACTAATATTGAAATTAAAAAGGAAGAAAAAGAGAAAAAGGAAATCATCCCCGAGGATGTTGTTGTAATAGTTAATCAGAATGGAAATATTAAAAGAATTCCTAAAAATAAATTTAAGATTCAGCATAAGAGAAATAAAGGAATAAAAACAATAGACGAAGCTATTTTATCAAGTTTCTCTACAAACACTCTTGATACTTTATTTATATTTACTATCAAAGGTAAAATGTATCGGCTAGGAGTAGATAAAATTCCTGAAGGTAATATTAACCTTAGCTCCATTCTCAAATTAGATAATGGAGATTCAATAGCAACAGTAGTAAATATGAAAAATGAGACTAATGCTGAATATGTTGTGTTTTTTACTAAGCAAGGATTGATTAAAAAAACTGAGCTTAGTGAATATATGGGAATTAAACGTTCAACAGGTATTCAAGCTATTAAATTTAAAGATGGAGATAGTCTTGCTAATGTAACTTTACTTAAAGACGAAGATGTTATTGTTATTACTAAACATGGCATGTGTATTCGTTTTGCAACAAAAGATATTCTTCCAATTGGTAGAGTAACAGCAGGTAGAAAAGCTATTAAACTAAATAGTGATGATGAAGTAGTTATAGGATTACCAATTAATAAAAAAGATGAGCAAAAAAATCTTATTGTCGGAACCGCTAATGGTTTTATGAGTAAAATTCCTATTGAAACTTTTAACAACCAAGCTCCAAATGGCAAAGGATTAAGATGTATTAAAACCGCGGCAACCGATATGGTAATTAATGGCACTATCTGCACAGATGAAGATAATCTTCTTATTGTTGGTATGGCACACTCTAAAGCAATAAGTGTATCGGAAGTTGTACAAACTCCACGTGATAGCACCGGCCGCGCAATAATTAAAGACGAGAAATTAAAAAATTTAGTGAAGATATAATTCTTCACTTTATTTTTTTTAAAAATTATGTTATAATATATTTATAAGATGAAGAAAAACATTAGTTAGAAAGAGGTGTACTTATGAATATCAACAAAACCCTCGTGCGTCTTTATGATGCTGAAAACAATAATATGATTGCTGCTTTTTATACTGACAATCCTTCGGAATTTTTAAAGACATATTATTTTTGTAAAGAAAATGATATAAGTATTAATATTCCGCACGACTTTGATGATAAAAATTATAAATACAACGAAAAAGAAGCTGGTACTATCATGGAACTTGAAGTAAGTTTTGGTGGAGCAGGTGGTACTATTCCGTGTATTGACGTCTGGTTGGAGGATATTTATTAATGGCTATTTTAACATTTATCGCAGGTTATTTTCTTGGCTCAGCCGTTACTTTATTCATCATTTTTCGTGGAATTAAGGAGGATTGGGAATGATTAAAACTCTTTATCCTTGCTTCCAGCACTGGTCTGAATTAGGTGGAGTATATTTAGTCTCGGATACCCATTTTAGAGATTTAGATAGAGATTATATGGGGTATCATATTTCTAATGAAGATCAGTGGTTTATTATTAATGATACCTGCCATAGATTTGATACTCTAATTCATCTTGGTGACGTTGGAGATTTAAGTTATATTAAACGACTTAAATGTCATAAAGTTCTTATTATGGGTAACCATGACCAATCTATTGAAAAAATGGAAGAGGTTTTTGATGAAGTATATTCTGGTCCTTTATGGATAAGTCAGAAACTTGTTCTCTCTCATGAACCTATTGATATACAATCATGGTCTTGGATAGAAGGAGAAGGTTCTAATATTGCTTTTAATATTCATGGACATGACCACGGAAATGAAACTAAAGATTATTATCATTTAAATATTTGTCAAAATATTTATGGTTATGTCCCATTAAATCTTAATCAATTTATAAAAAGTGGTTATCTTAAAAGGGTAAAAGATATTCATAGACTTACTATTGATAATGCTATTGCAAATAAAGAAACAGAAGATATACTTCATGAATGGTATACTGATACTGGAGTAGAAAATGTTTGATATAAAAGAAGTTGAAAAACTCTATCCCGGTGCCGGCGGATTAATGATTGAACCTCAATTAATCCATAAAGGTACTAATTCACAACTTAAAGCCTGTGATGACGGTACTTGGTTTGCCCAGTTAAAAAAAGACGGGGCATTGTATATGTATGTCAAAGGGCTTGGCGGAGAAAATTATCTTTTTGGACGTACAGTAAGTAAAAAAACAGGTCTTCTTACAGAAAAATCTGCTAATGTACCTCATATTATAGAAGCTTTTCATGATATTCCTAATGGAACAATTATTCTTGGAGAAGTTTATTATCCAGGTAAAACATCAAAAGATGTTACAAGTATAATGGGATGTCTTCCTGAGAAAGCTATAGATAGACAAAGTGGGTCATATGGTCCAATTCATTATTACATTTATGATTGCCTTGGATATAATGGAACAAGTCTTTTAAAATATGATAATTGGACTAGGTATCAAGTTCTTCAGGCTATATGGAAGAAACATATAATTGAAAATAGTGTAATTCCATTTACATTAGAACTCGCGGCCGCGGTTGAAACAGATATTTATCCAGCTATTGGGCAGGCACTCGCCGCAGGTGAAGAGGGTATGGTAGTTAAGAAAAAAACTGCTATGTACGAACCTGGAAAGCGACCGCAGACTATGCTTAAAGCAAAACAAGTTGATTATATAGATGCAATTATTATTGGATTTAAAGATCCAGCAGTTGTATATACAGGTAAAGAACTAGAATCTTGGCAGTATTGGGTTAATCCAGACAATGAAAAAAAATACCCTGTAGGATGTTATTATGATAAATATATAACAGAAGAAATTTCAATGTTTTATGTACCTGTAACTAAACATTTTTATTACGGTTGGAAAAATGCTATTGAAATTGGTGCTTATGATACTAATAGTGATAATATTGTTAGCATCGGAACAATTGCCTCTGGATTAACAGACTTTCTGAGAGAAGATATGTCTTTACATCCCGAGAATTATTTAAATAAAGTTGTAGAAATTCAATGTATGATGAAAGATAATAAAGAAAAAACATTAAGACATGGATTCTTTATTAAAATTAGGGAAGATAAAGACGCAAAAGATTGTTTATTAAAAGATATTTTTCAATAAAATATTTTGACTTATCTAAAATTTTTTGCTATAATTAATATATCATTAAAGAAAAACATTTTAAGGAGATTTTGATAATGAAACTTAAAGAGAATAGTTTTTTAGTTTATAACTATGTAAAAGAGCATGAAGCTGAGAATATCACAGCTAATGATATTGCAGAAGCTGTTGGTCTTTCACCTCGTCAGGTTAATGGTATTGTTACAATGGCTTTCCAGAGACACAAGGATGAAAATAAAGTCGAAGTTCCTCTGATGGAAAGAATTCCCGGAGAAATTAAAGTGGATGAAAAGGGTAAGCCCGTTGTTGCTAAGTATATCCATCTGACAGACGCTGGACGTGCTATCGAAGTTGAATCCGCTGAATAATTAATTTAATTAAAAAGGAATAAAGATTAGGGCTGAGAAATCAGCCCTGTCTTTTTATAAAACAGAATATGAATGTTTTAACAATACTTTTAATTATAGGAAGTGTGTGCCTATTCATTTTCTCTTTTATGAGATTACATTAGGCACAAAATATAATTACAAATAGTTTTTAGCAATAGCAAAAAACAATTAGAGAATTACAATAGAGGATAAAAGAAAATAATAAAAAGATTGAAGAGCAAAAAACCTCTATACAATAGATAGACACTTTATTTTAGTAGAAACGTAAGAATTTAATCAATATAGTTGATGAAACAAATAAGATAAAATCTAATATAGAGCGATAGAGCAATAGTAGAATAGAAAGTATACAAAAAAGAGTGTCTTAGTTTGAGAGATTAACTCAAAATGGCTTATAGAATTATGTAAATAATCTTGAGAAAGCATACTAGAGCGCGGACGCCGGTTATGCGGAGAAAATGTCTAGACTATAGGATGCTTACACCAAGGCCGCCGCGGATCTTAATAAATTAAAAGAAACACGAAAAGCTGCTTATGAAGCTATTCTTAAATAGCAAGAAGTTAAATAGAATAAAACCAATTACTGTTTAATTCCTTCTGCTATTGAACTTGAAGATATTCATTCTCTTGAAAGAATAAAATCATCTCTTCATAAGCCTCGTATACTTTCAATGTTAATATGGCAGACTTATTGGCAACCTATTGCTAAAAAACAATTTCCAATTATTATTCAAAGTAAAACAAAAACTGGAATATATAAAATAACAAATCTTCAAACAAATCAATGCTATATAGGTCAGGCTATTGATATTTATAAACGATGGAATTAGCACTGTAAAGCAGGTTTAGGGATAGACACGCCCGTAGGAAATAAATTATATAAAGCAATTCAAGAATATGGGCTTTAGAATTTTGCTTTTGAAATTCTTCTTTAGTGTCCAGCAGAGTAGTTAAATGAAAAAGAAAAATATTTTATAGAATTTTATCAATCAGATTTGTATGGATATAATGGACAGGGAGGAAATAAAAAATAATGAATAAAAAGACGGTTTTAACAATAGCTGTTTTTGTTGTTATTTTAACAATAGTTTCGTTTGGACTTACAGCATTGGCTTTATATTGTATATGTTCAGCCTGTCATTTTGAATATTCATTTAAACTTGTAGTAGGAGTTTGGTTACTTCTTAGTTTAATTTCTTCTTCTTTTAAATCTAATATTAAGATTAAAGAATAATGGTGGTAACATGAAATTTGAACATATTAAAACATATGGTTGGTAGGGTGCATTTAGAGGAATGAGAAATCCTCTTGAATCTTGGAGACGATCAGATAGTCATTATGAAATTTTTGGAACAGATGATTCACATTATATTGATGATGTAATTTATAGTTGGGTAGTTAGTGAGCTTGGAGGATAGTCATACCTTGATGCGTATGATAATGACCCAAAATATATTCTTGACCTTGAGGACAAATATTTTGACTGGCTTATTGACCGAGGACTTTTAACAGATGATCCTTCCTCTGAAGCACAAGAAGGTTTCTGGATCGGACCTAATGATTTATAGCTTGCTCAACGATTAATAAAAGCTGGTCCAGAGCATTGTAAATTCCTTCGACAAATTTTTATTTCTCTTGATATAACAGCTCCATTATATTGGTGGAAAGAATTTGATACCTATAAAATCGGCACAACTGCTAACTCAACTAGTACAATGCACAAGTTAGCAACTCGGCCAATTTCAATATCATGTTTTGAATTATCTGATTATGAACCTACTCTTAAACTAATAGATGATGTTCATATAGGACTTCGAGTTGATTGCTTTATAGACGATCTTGAACAGCTTCGTCAAAAATATATAGAAACAAAAGATATAAAATACTGGAAAGAATTAGTGCGTTGGCTTCCCAATGGATGGCTTCAGACTCGTACAATAACAATGTCATATGCGAATTTCCGAAACATCTATTTCCAACGTAAAAATCATAAACTTACTGAATGGCACGAGTTTTGCGGATTAATAGATAAACTTCCTTACGGAAGAGAACTTATTACCCCGGAAGAACTCATGGTTTTGACAAAATAAAAATTTTATGATATAATTATTTATAAGATAAAAGTTAATAATTAATAATTAAGAAAAGGAATAATTAAATGAAAAACAAAATTATTAATCAGGAACGTATTGAAGGTAGAGTTTATCAGCATAATTTAACACTTAAAAAGGTTCAGAATAAGGATTCTGCGAATTATGGAAAGGAGTTCATTTCTGGTACATTAGATATTGCAACAGATGAAGATGCTCTGAATGTTCTTTCAGTTCATTTTACATATGTTGTTGAAATGACAAAAAGCGGAAAGACAAATGTTACTTTTGGAGTTCTGAAGTCAATTATCGAAAGTGGTAATACATGGCTTACAAACGGCAAGGATGCAGCTCCGAAGGTTAGGGTTAATACAGCTCTTGCTCTGAATGACTTCTATACACAGGATGGTCAGCTTGTTTCAGCAAAGAGAAGTGAGGGCGGATTTGTTAATGTTATCTCAACTCTTGCTCCCGTGGATGAGCGTAATAGATTTGATTGTGATATGGTTATCACTTCTACAAACAGAGTTGAAGTTGAAGATGGTGATGATTATCTTACAATTAAAGGAGCTGTATTCAATAGCTTTAATCATGCGATGTATCCTGTCGAATTTGTTGTTCGTTCAGAAGATGGTATGAATTATTTTGAAAGTCTTGATGCTTCTCCTTCGAATCCTATCTTTACAGAAGTTAAGGGTGCTATTATTAGTACAACTGTAAAGCAGGAGCAGGAAGAGGAATCCGCTTTTGGTAAAGCTCTTGTCAAGACTGTTAGCAGAACAACAAGAGAATGGTGTGTTGATTGGGCAAGACCTGTCGAGTATGACTTTGGTTCAGAAGATACGATGACAGCAGAAGATCTCAAGAAAGCCATCCAGGATAGAGAGGTTTATCTTGCAGATGTTAAGAAACGTCATGACGATTATATCGCCTCACGTGATGCTGCTGCCGCAACTCCCAGCGAAAGTGTCGCTGACAATGCGATGAATATTCCCGCAGGTGGTTTCAATTTCTAATTTGACGAAAGGAAGGAGTAATCCTTCCTTTCCTTTAAGGAGAGTATAAATGGCTATAGATTTATTAAAAATTGAACCACATAAAGTATCACGGGATTTGAGTGGATATATTACATATATATATGGTGCTCCAAAAACTGGAAAAACAACCCTTGCTGTACAAATGCCAGATGCAATTTTGTTAGCTTTTTAGAAAGGGTATAATGCTCTTCCTGGTGTTATGGCACAGGATATTACTTCTTGGGGAGAATTAAAACAGGTTTATAGAGAACTTAAAAAACCAGCCGTAAAAGAAAGATACAAGAGTGTCATTATAGACACAATTGATATTGCTGCTGATATGTGCCAGAAGTATGTATGTGATCAAAATGGAATTACAGCACTTGGTGAACTTGGTTTTGGTAAAGGATGGAATCTATTCAAGGGAGAGTTTAATCAAGTTTTTAGAGGATTAACACAACTTGGATATGCTGTGGTTTTCCTTGGGCATGATAAGGAAGTTTTATCAGATGATGGTAAGACAAAAATCATTCGCCCCGCTTTAACTCAGACTACTAGAACTATTATCGCAGGTATGGCAGATATTATTGGATATGCTCACCAAAAGAAGGGAGCAGAAATGTCTGTTTTAACTCTTAGATGTGAAGATGATAGTATTGAATGTGGTGGAAGAATTAAGTACATTGAGCCAGAGATTATTATGAGTTATGATAATCTTGTTAGAGCAGCTAAAGAAGCAATAGATAAGGAAGCCAAAGAACATAATAATGCTTTTGTTACAGATGCAAAAGAAAGAATTGTTGAAAGACCTGAATATGATTATGAAACTTTAATGAAAGAGTTTCAAGGTTTAGTAGAAGCAATCATGGATGAAGATTCAAATAATGCTAGTAAAATTACTGCGGTAGTTGAGCATTATCTTGGTAAAGGAAAGAAAGCTAGTGAAATTACACCTTATCAAGCTGAGTTTTTGTATTTAATTAATGAAGATTTAAAGAATCTGTAATTAATAATAGATTGTAAAAAGAGAACGCGGCAACGGTATTAATCGTTGCCGTTTTGACTTATGTAAAAATTTATGTTATAATAAAGTATACAATAAGAAAAGAAGGTATGTTATATGCCTAAAGCATTGGTTAAATGCCTATATTGTGGGCAACAATTTGATAGATTATCAGAACCAAATGTAAAAATAGGTAGAAGATATGCACATAAATCATGTTACGACAATCAAGATGCTGAAGATTTAAAAAAGCAAAAAGATGAACATGATTTTTTTGAGTATATAAAAGAAATTTACGGAGAAGATTATAATTATATCTCTATTAAAAAACAAGCTGAAAACTATATTAAACAATATAATTTTACATATAGTGGTATGCTAAAATCTCTCAAATGGTTCTATGAGATAAAACACGGAGATAAGGAATCTGCTAATGGAAGAATTGGTATTATTCCTTATATTTACGAAGATGCTAAAAAGTATTATTATCAACTTTATTTAGCACAAGAAAGAAATAAAAATGTTAAGGAATATACCTTACAAGTCAAGGAGATCGTGATAGCCTCCCCGCGCATGTATATTCCGCCACCAAGATTATTCGATTTAGGAGATGAAGATTAATGCCAGTATACACAGATGTACCAGCATGTATGCAAGTTATAGGAGGAGTTTACAACAATCCTTCTTTATTAGATAATGAAAAATATCATTTTAATAATGAGGATTTTACAGAAGATTTTCACAAAATCCTCTTTGGGTCAATATATAATCTTCATCAACTTGGTGCTAAGGAAATTAATATCAATACGATAACAGATTATCTTGAAACCCGCCCTACAAAACTTGCAACATTTAAAGTTAATAAAGGAGTCGAGTATCTCCAAAAACTTTCAGAAAGCACTCAGCTTGCAGCTTTTGATTATTATTACAATCGTATGAAAAAGATGACTCTTTTTCGTATGTATCAATCAGTAGGATTTGATTGTTCCACAATCTATGATATAGATAATATCTTCGATCAAAAAAAGAAACAGGCCCAAGAAGATTGGTTAGATAACACTCCTATTGAAAAAATAGCTGACTTAATTGACAGTAAAATCCAGCAAATTAAAATGAAATATGTAGACAATACAGATACCATATTTCAACAAGCTGGAGAGGGGATTGAAAGTCTTATTTCAAGACTTATGGAGTTTCCAGAAATTGGATACCCAATGTATGGGAAGATAATTAATACAGTAACAAGAGGAGCAAGATTAGGTAAATTATATCTTCGTTCAGCTGCAACTGGTGTAGGTAAAACTCGTGCTATGATTGCTGACTGTTGTTTCATAGGCTGTGATGAATTATATAACCCAGAAACAAGTCAGTGGGAAGAAAATAGTACCAAGGAACCGTGTGTTTTTATCACAACAGAGCAGCAAATAGATGAAATTCAAACCATGATGTTAGCTTTTATAGCTAATGTTAATGAAAGTAAAATTCTTAATAATGAATATTATAATGATGAGTTTGATAGAGTAAAACATGCTGCTGACATATTAAAAAATAGTCCGATATATATTAAAAGACTTCCTGATTTTACATTACAGGATATTGAAAATACTATTACATATGGAGTTAGAGAGTGGGGAGCGAGATATTTTTTCCATGACTATATTCATACAAGTATGAAAATATTGAGTGAAATTAGCGGAAAGAGTCGAGTAGAAGGATTAAAAGAATATAATATCTTATTTATGATTGCTGTTAGATTAAAAGATTTATGTGTTGAGAATGGAATATTTATCGAAACAGCAACTCAGTTAAACAGTGAATATCGACATGCAAATGTTTATGACCAAAACCTCCTTCGTGGAGCAAAGAGTATTGCCGATAAAATTGACCTCGGGGAAATTATGCTTGAAGTTTCAACAGAAGATAGAGAAGCTTTAAGTGATGTAATTAATAGAAATGGCCTTCCAATGCCAGATATTAAGATTAGTGTTTATAAAAACCGTAGAGGAGAATATAAAGATATTCTTCTTTGGTGTGTAAGTGACAGAGGATGTTGTAAAATAAATCCTGTTTTTGTAACTAATTATCAGTATGAATTAATTAATATACCAGATTTAAGGATTAAGATAAAATGAAAAAAACAATTCTTGTTTGTGATATTTGTAAAAGAGAATTTGATAATGATACTAATATATTTACATTAAAATATGAAAATAATTCTAAAGTAAGTCCAAATAAGATTTTAAGTAAACATTATGATGATTTTTCAAATAGTGTAGAAAAATGGGATGTATGTTATGATTGTTTACAAGAAATTAGAACTAAAATAAGAGGCTGGTAATAAAAACACTTTATCTGATATAATATTATGAAAACTTACGATAAAGACAAAATAAAGAACTCTCTTTCTTTAGATCAAGTATTTAATATAGTCTCAGAACTTGGCGGCGAGCCAGTAATGAATAACGGTTACTTTGTATCTGAGACTATATGTCATAACCATGCAGGTGATGGTAGTCATAAATTATATTACTATGACAATACGAAGCTTTTTCATTGTTATACTGAATGTGAGCCACCAACTTTCGATATTTTTGAGTTAGTGTGTAAGGTTAAGAATATTACTCAAGAGTACAAGATAAAGTATAATGAAGAGGGAAAAGAAGTTTTTCGAGAATGGACTTTGTTTGATGCTGTGCAATTCGTAGCTGTTTTCTTCGGACTTGAAGCAGAAAATGAAAATTTTTTTGAAAAACGTATAGAACTTCCCGATTGGGAGTTTTTAAATAAATATGAAGCAAATAATCTTGAAAAACAAAGACAAATTATTGATTTACATGTGTATGATGATAAAATTTTAAAATATATGCCGCGGCCTCGGTTAAAGGATTGGGAAGACGAGGGTATAACATATGAAACAGCGACGGCCGCGGGAATTTGTTACAATCCAGTTTCAAATGGTATCATTATCCCACACTATGATATTCATAATAACCTCATCGGAATTAGAGAACGAACATTAATAAAGGAGCAAGAAAAAAATGGTAAATACAAGCCCGCTATCATTAATGGTACTATGTATAATCATCCTCTTGGGTTTAACTTGTATAATATTAATAATAGCTGCAATAACATTAAGTTGTACAAAAAAGCTTTCGTATTTGAAAGTGAGAAATCTTGTCTTAAATATGACAGTATGTTCGGTTCTGATAATGACATTTCTGTTGCTATATGTGGTAGTGCTTTAAATAACTATCAAATTTCGTTACTTTTATCTCTTGGTGTTAAAGAAATAATTATTGCACTAGATAAACAATATCAACAAATCGGTGATGATGAATGGAAACGATGGACTCAGAAGTATTATCAGATATATAATAATTATGGTAATTTATTACAAATAAGTTTCATGTTTGATTTAGAAGGAAACTTACTTGATTATAAAGATAGTCCTATTGACAAAGGAAAAGAAATTTTTTTAGAATTGTATAATCATAGATTACGGATTAACCAAAATTAAATAATTTTATTATTAAAAATTTTATTCTTTATAAGTAGTAATAAACTCTTATGAAAGGAGTAAAATTTATAATGGAGATTATAGCTTTACAATAGTATACCGATAAATACGTTTCTCTCTACGAGGGAGAAATTAGAAATCTTGAAGATAAATTAGCTAATAAATTAATTGAAAAAAATATTGTTAAACCGCATGGCACTTCAACAGGTAATGAATTACCATCAGTTACATCAAGTAATAATGGTGATGTTCTGACTGTTGTTAATGGTGCTTGGGCAGCATCTACTGCTTCTGGCGGCGACGATAATATTGTCTTTATCGAAACGTCAGTAATGGAGAATATAGATACAGGCGAATGTACGGGCGGGTTCTATAAAGACGTAGATAATGATATTTTATACACATATGACGAAATGGTTTCCCTGTATAAATCAGGCGCAACTCTTTTGGCATATTATGACGAATGGCCAATTTCTTACATCGAGGTTGGCGACAATGGGGATGAGGACTATACGTTTAGTGTTGTTGTCGAGTCCTCATACGCTGGTGCATATTATAGAGTATGGCTTACCAGTGAGGGTTACAACAACTATTGTGGCTCTATTGATGTCAGATCTTTTTATGCCAGGTTTAGACTGAATGGTTCTCCGTCATCGCTTACTGGCGATGATATTTATATATCAAATGATTCTTTTAATACTGTGTATGCGGCGGCTAACGAAGGAAAGAATGTTATAGGGGAGTGTCCGAGTTTAAATTCAGCCGGAAGCCAATACGCAAAGATTGAGATGATTAGTCTGGATAATCACTTCGTGTCGATTCTGTTTAGATTCATATCATATGAGTATAGCCAATCTGGTGATTATATGGAGGTTTTGGAAATTTCTCTCAATAACAGGGATGGAGATACGCATACACATTCTGAACATCATCGCTACGCATTGACCGCCTATACTCCGTAAAAGAGTAGCGTAAAATAAAGGACGGATAGAATGATTTTTATTAAACATTTGTGATAAGGAAGTCAATTTGACTTCCTTATTATTTTTTGCTATAATATTATTAAGAATAATATTATCAAAGGATTTTAATTATGAAATATCAACTTATTAATCCTATAAATTAGAATTATACAACGATATAGCAAATTTTAACAAATAGAAAAATTCCATATGAAGAGATAGAACATTATCTTAATACAAAAGAAAGTGATATTAATGATCCAAAAGCATTTGGATAGGAAGCGTTAAAAACTGCGGCCGCCCTTGTTGTTCAAACGGTACAGACTAATAAACTTACCATTGTTATTGTGGATTGTGACTGTGATGGATATACCTCTGCGGCAATTCTTATTAATTATCTCCATGACCTTTTTCCTACATATGTTGAAGAAAAATTAGCTTATATTGTGCATGATGAAAAACAGCATGGACTTAATGATTGTATTGACTAGATTTTAAAAATTCCAAATCTAGGTCTTGTCATATGCCCAGATTCATCAAGTAATGATTATCGAGAACATCAAGAACTGTATAATAACAACATTAATACGATCGTTTTAGACCATCATGATGCACCTAAAATTAGCCAATATGCTGTTATTATAAACAACCAACTTTCTAATTATCCAAATAAGAATCTTTCTGGTGCAGGTGTTACATGGCAATTTTGTAGATACCTTGATTCTCTTTTGCATACAGATTATGCTTCTACATACAGAGATTTAGTAGCACTTGGTAATGATGCAGATATGATGTCATTAACCAGTATATAGACTAAACATTTAATCGGTACCGGTTTAGCCCATCCGCGCAATCCTTTTATAGTAGAAATGTTCCATAAGAATGAATACTCCTTAAAAGGAAAACTCACTCCGATCGGCGTAGCTTTTTACATCGCACCTTTTGTTAATGCTATGACTCGTTCTGGGACTATTGAAGAAAAACTTCTTCTTTTTGAGTCAATGCTCAAGCACAAAGCTTTTTAGGAACTTCCATCTACTAAACGTGGTCATGCTTTAGGCTAGACTGAAACGTTGGTTGAGCAGGCTGTTCGTGTAGCTACGAATGTAAAAAATCGTCAGACCAAAGCACAGGATTAGTTTTTAGCTAGAATTGAATCAAAAATAGAAAAATACAACCTTCTCGAACATAAAGTTCTTCTTTTCCTTCTTGAACCTGGCTAGGTAGATAAAAATATTGCAGGTCTTGTAGCTAATAAAATTATGGCAAAATATCAACGTCCAGTTTGTGTATTAACCAAAGTTTAGACTAAAATTCAAGGGCTTAAACTTGTAGAAGATTTACCTTGGTAGGAATATGAATAGGTGTGCATAGTTTCCTACGCAGGATCTGCTAGAGGTTGTGATAAAACTGGTGTTACAGATTTCAAACAAATTTGTATTGATACTGGAGTTTGTAACTATGCTTAGGGACACCCAGGAGCATTTGGTATTTCTATTAATGAATAGAATATTAAAACATTCATCTAGAAAACGGATGAAATTCTTTCATCTATGAATGATGAAGCTATTTATTATGTAGATTATATTTATGATGGACAAAAAATTAATCCAGATAATATCCTTGAAATAGCTAATATGGAAGATTTATGGGGAAAAGATGTTGATGAACCGTTTATCGCTATTAAAAATCTTAAAATAACACCATAGATGGTAACAATCTACGATAAACGTGGTTATACATTAAAGATTCAATTAAATAATAATATTTCATTATTAAAATTCCGTGCCACTGAAGAAGATTGTTAGCGTTTCCAAACTAATAATACTGGATTTATTTAGGTTAATATAATAGGCAGATGTAGTAAAAATGAATGGATGGGGAATATAAGTCCTCAAATATTCATATAGGATTATGAAATTATAGATAGTAATAAATATTTCTTTTAAGAAAGGATAAAATATCTTATGACAGAAATTATTGCTTTACAAGAATATACTGATAAATATATTTCACTATATTAGGGTGAAATACGTAATATAGTAGATGATTTAGCTAATTAGTTAATTAATAAAGGTATTGTTGCAGAACACCATGATATTCCTATTGATGATGATAATGATGATAATTACTCAAAAAGAGAAATTATTGAACTTAAACCTGCAATATATAATGAAACCGATGATGAAATTACCTATGGTTTAGTATATAAAGATTATGATAAATAGAATGACGAAATCCAAACACATTATGTTTCTCCAGCGATTTTAAGTGATTTTTATGATGAAGGCAAAATTGTAGTTTATACATCTTTAATAAATATTGGAGCGGTATATTTTTTCCCATATACAGATTTTCTTCATTTATCTTATGAGGGAGGACAGTTTTGTATCGTAACAGAAGAAGATACATTTTTTGTTGCTGATTCTTATACAAACTTTTTCTTATCTACTACATCAAAACAACCACCTAAATAATTAATAAAAATAGCCTCCGCAGGAGGCTATTTTTTTTACCTATTTTTACCTCATAAACTTGACATCAGCCAAAATTTATGTTATAATAAAATATAAACAAAAACAAAAGGATTAAAATTTAATTATGTCTATTATATTAACTCCAAAACAAGAACAAGGTTTAAAAATAGCAATTGAACGATATAAAAACAACGAAAAATACACAGTAATATCAGGTTATGCTGGGACAGGAAAAAGTACATTAGTTAAATTTATTACTCAATCTTTACCAAATATAGATCCAGATGAAGATGTGGTATATGCCTGTTTCACAGGAAAAGCAGCACAAGTATTAATGTCAAAAGGCTGTAAAAACGCTATGACATTACACAAACTTCTCTATGAAAGTATACCCAAACCAGATGGTTCTTTCCTCCGTAGACCTAAGAGAGAAATAGACTATCCCGTTGTAGTTGTTGATGAAGTTTCGATGGCTCCAAAAGAAATGATGGAACTTTTATTTAGTCATTATGGTATATATGTTATTTGCTTAGGGGATCCATTTCAGTTACCTCCAATTGATAAAGATTCTGATAATCATTTGCTTGATAGTCCACATATATTTCTTGACCAAGTAATGCGTCAGGCTATGGATTCAGAAATTATTCGTTTAACGCTAAACATCAGAGAAGGAAAAGATATTCAAAACTTTGATGGTAAAGATGTAAAAATTTACAGTCAATCTCAATTAAATACTGGTATGCTTTTATGGGCAGATGAAATAATTTCTGGAACAAATAAAACAAGAGTAGAAATGAATAATAATATTCGTAATTTACTTAATAGAGATAGCTCCCCAGAAGATGGAGATAAAGTTATTTGTTTAAGAAATTATTGGGATTATTGGGCAGATAATGGTGACTATTTAGTAAATGGAACTATTGGTTTTATTAAAAATTCTTATAACAGTTTTAATGTAATTCCTCCTTATTATGGTAGTAGAATTATAGACATAGTAAGAGCAGATTTTATTTCAGATGCAAATGCAGATTATGGAAATTTGCAAATGGATAAGAAAGAAATATTAACAGGAGAAAAATCACTAGATAACAAAACTATTTACAGATTATCTCGAAGTAAAAAATATCATAATCTTGTTCCTATGGATTTTACATATGGTTACTGTATTACTTGCCACAAAGCCCAAGGTTCAGAATGGGATAAAGTATTAGTTATAGAAGAAAAATTTCCTTTTGCAAAAGAAGAACATGCAAGATGGTTATATACAGCAGCCACAAGAGCTGTAGAAAAATTAGTATTAGTGAGGTAAGATAAATGGAAATGGCGGATAACTTTAAAGAATATATAGAAAATAATAGTTTTGAAGATGAAGAAGGTATTAAACTAATTACTGTAGACAAAGTAATAAAAGCATGGGAACACTTCACAGGTAATATAAATTATAACATAGATAACATTAGAGAATGTGTAACAATTATTACAAATAATCTCTATGATTTAGAGGACGCATTTGAATGAATAAATATATTAAATATAATCAAAATCCAAGTAGTTTATTGATGAGAGCTTTTAATCAACATAAACCTACATCTCCAAATTTTACTCTACTTGATGTGGGATGTAATGCTGGAATTAATATTAGTTGGGTTCATAATCAATATCCACAGGCAGAATATTATGGAATTGATATTTTACAAGATGCAGTTTCGTAGGCCAGATAGAAATGCCCATATGCAACAATATTATGTGATAATATTGAAGATATGATTGCTGTTAAAAATGAATATTTTGACTATATTCTTTTATTAGATGTCTTATAGCATTTGAGCGACCCTTTAAAAGTTTTAAAAGAAATGAAGAAAGTTTTAAAACCAAATGGAATAATTATTGCTACTATTCCTAATCTTATGCACGCTTCTGTACTCAAACTATTATTAGAATAGGGTTTATTTACTTATTCAGAAACAGGCTTACTAGATTATGATCACAAACATCTTTTTACATATGCCGAAATAGTAAATATGTTTAAAGAAGCTAATTTAAATGTTTGTATACAGACCTATTCAATAGGAGTATCAGATTAGCTTAATGATTTTATAAGAAAACTTTCTCATATAAGCTACTTAGATAAATGGCAATTTACTACTTTTGAGTATATAATAACAGCAACTAATTGACAATAATAAAAAAATATGATATAATAATAGTATACTAAAAAAGTGAGGTAAATATATTGACTCGATTTAGTGTACATAATCATACAGAAATGTCGAATTTTCGACTTCTCGATTGTATTAATAAGTTACCAGATCTTGTAGAACGTGGAAAAGAAATTGGATTAGCTGGATTAGCAGTTACAGATCATGAAACTGTAGGCCAGTCTATTCGTATATGCAAATTACAAAAAGAAAATCCAGATTTTAAAATTACAATAGGTAATGAAATTTATTTAACCAATACAAGAGATAAGAATCAAAAATATTATCATTATCTTTTAATTGGAAAAGATATTATAGGTCATAAACAGCTGCGGCGACTAAGCTCAAGGGCATGGATGTGTTCTTATTATGACAGAGGTATGGAAAGAGTTCCAACTCTGAAAGAAGAACTTGAAGCAATTATCACAGAAAATCCTGGTCATTTAATTGGAACATCAGCATGTATTGGTGGTGAATTAGGAAGTTCAATTCTTGAATTAACTAATGCAAGAACAATCGGTGACGTTAAAGCCGAAACCGCGGCTTATAATAGAATTGTTTCATTTTTAGAGTGGAATAAAAGATTATTTGGTTCAGACTTCTATCTGGAGATAGCCCCGGCCGCGAGTAAAGATCAGATTACAGTAAATAAGATGATTGCTAAATTATCATCTATTTATCATATTCCTATTGTAATCGGTGATGATAGTCATTATCTTCGTAAAGAAGATAGATATATTCATAAAGCGTATCTTAACTCAAAAGGTGGAGAAAGAGAAACAGATTTATTCTATGAATATTCTTATCTTCAAGACGAAGATGATGTAAGAAAAAATCTTGCTCCAAGTGAAATAGATGTAGATAAATGTTTTGAGAATAGTATTGAATTAATGAATAAGATTGAAACTTATGATTTACTTCATTCTCAGACTATTCCAAGTGTACCTGTCAAAGATTATCACGGATATTTATTAAATGCCAGAAATGTTCATTTAACTGAAAATGGAAAGAATATCGAATATTCTACATTAGAAGATTATCCTGAATTATATAGAATGTATAATTCAGAAGATATTTATGAAAAATATTGGTTACATGAATGTTATAATACGCTAGTTGATAAAAATCTTGATACTCTTGAATATTTAGATGAACTTGAAGAAGAAGCAAGAGTAAAGAGAGTTATTGGTGAAAAACTTGGAACAAATATGTTTAAGTATCCAATAACACTTAAATATTATATTGATATGATGTGGGATTGTGGTTCTCTTGTAGGAGCAGGACGTGGTTCATCTTGTGCAGCGTTAAATCATTATCTTCTTGGGATTACACAACTTGACCCAATAGAATGGAAACTTCCATTCTTCAGATATATGAATGATGAACGTGTCGAATTAGGCGATATTGATATTGATATATGTCCGAGTAAAAAGGGAACAATAGTCAAAGAAATTAAAAAAGAGCGCGGCAGTCGGTTCAACGAATCTATCGACCAGCTCTCTCGTGACAATTTAGGTTGCACCTTGATAGCTACATACGGGACAGAAGGAACAAAATCTGCCATTCTTACAGCTTGCCGCGGGTATCGTCATTTAGAATATCCAGATGGTATTGATAATGATGAAGCACAGTATATTGCGAGTCTGATTCCGAGTGAACGTGGTTTTCTTTGGTCTATTGATGATGTTTTAAATGGTAATCCAGAAAAAGGAAGGAAGCCTGTCGATTTGTTTATTAAAGAAGTTGAACAATTCCCAGGACTTCTTGATATTATAAAAGGTATTGAGGGTTTAATTAATAAACGCTCTTCTCATGCTTCCGGTGTTATTTTATTTGATGAAGATCCGTATGAGTTTGGAGCAGGTTTTATGAAAACTCCAAAGGGTGAAATTATAACTCAATTAGATCTTCATGATTGTGAAGCTAGTGGTCTTACAAAATATGATTTCTTAGTAACAGAAGTTCAAGATAAACTAGCACAAGCTATTAGATTCCTTCAAGAAGATGGTGAAATTGAAAAAGATTTATCTCTTCGAGAAGTTTATAATAAATATTTCCATCCTAATGTTCTTCCTATGAATGATAAAAGGATATGGGATGCAATCCAAAATGGTAGTGTTATAAATATTTTCCAGTTTGATTCTCAGGTAGGAGCACAAGCTGCAAAAAAAATTAAACCAACCACAATTTTAGAACTGTCTGATGCGAATGGTCTTATGAGACTTATGACGTCAGAACAGGGTGCTGAAACACCAATGGAGAAGTATATTAGATTTAAAAGTAATATACAACTCTGGTATAATGAAATGGATAGGTATGGGTTAACGAAAGAAGAACAAAAAACTCTTGAACCATACTTTTTACAGTCATATGGTGTTCCACCTAGTCAGGAACAGCTTATGACAATGTTAATGGATAAGAATATATGCGACTTTAGTTTGGCTGAAGCTAATAGCGCAAGAAAAATTGTTGGTAAAAAGCAAATGAATAAGATTCCTGAGCTGCATCAACAAATTCTTGATAAGGCTAAAAGTGATAGTTTAGGACAGTACGTGTGGGATTGCGGTGTCGGTCCTCAGATGGGATATTCATTCTCTATTATTCATGCTCTTGCATATAGTTTTATTGGTTTTCAGACAGCTTATATTGCAACAAACTGGAGTCCGATATATTGGGACGCTGCATGTTTAGTTGTAAATAGTGGTAGTCTTGAAGATGAAGATGACAACGAATATGATGAAGATGGAAATCCGGTTAAGAAGAAAGAAGTAGGAACTGATTATGCCAAGATTGCTAAGGCACTTGGAGAAATTATCGGAGCTGGCATTAAAGTTAGTTTAGTTAATATCAATGAATCAGACTATGGATTCAAACCAGACGTTAAAAATAATCAAATCTTATTCGGAATGAAAGCATTAAGTCATGTTAGTGCTGATACGGTGGAGAGTATTAAAGCAGGGAGACCTTATGATAGTTTAAAAGATTTTATGAATAGATGTAAATTAAATAAAACTATCATGGTTAATTTAATAAAATCTGGGGCGTTCGATGTTTTAGAACAAGACTGGGCGAAGGAACTTAATATATCACCAAGAATTTTAGCTATGGTTTATTATTTATCCATAGTAAGTGAACCTAAAAAAAGATTAACCTTACAAAATTTTAATGGATTAATTGAACAAGGTTTAGTTCCTAAAGAATTACAGTGGCAAGTAGATGTTTTTAAATTTAATAAATATTTAAAGGCACATAAAAAAGGAACTTGTTATGTAATAGCTGACAGGGACGCTGCGGAATTTTATCAAAATCGTTATTCTCTCGATCTTTTGTCAATTATGGATGGAAATATTTTTATTCGACAGATAGATTGGGATAGTATTTATCAAACTGAAATGGATGTTGCGAGAAATTATATTAAATCTCATCAACAAGAAATGTTACAAGCTTATAATACAATTTTATTTAAGGAAGCATGGAATAAATATGCAACAGGTAATGTCTCTTCATGGGAAATGGAAGCATTATGTTTTTATTATCATGACCATGAATTAAAATATATTGATAATCAGAAATATGGAATTAGAAATTTCTTTGAATTATCACCAGAGCCAGAAGTTGAATACTTTTTTAAGCGTAATGGTAAGCAAATTCCAATTTATAAACTTTGTAGAGTAGCTGGAACTGTAATTGGTAAGAATGATACACGACATTTAGTAACATTATTAACAACAAATGGTGTTGTAAACGTTAAATTTACTCGTGATTATTATGCGATGTTTAATAGACAGTTAAGTGAAACAGATGAAACAGGAAAGAAAAAAGTAAAAGAAAAAGGTTGGTTCACAAGAGGAACAAAACTTTTGGTAACTGGTTATCGTAGAGATGATACTTTTGTATCTAAAAAATATAAAGCAACTGGTGGTCATCAGTTGTATATGATTACAGAAGTAGAAGGAAGAAATATTAATATTACATCAGAAAGATATGGAGATAATTAATGAGTACTGATATTTATTCAATCTATGTAGAAAATAATAAAGTAGCAGATAATTTACCCCTAACTTATGCTTTAATTCTTATTAAAGCAATCTATGTAGAATTTTATAATGAAAAGAATTTAAAAGTCACTATTAAAAGAAATGTAGGCGATGAGGAGACAGAAGATGACTAAAGATAATCCTGTAACTCATCCTTCTCATTACACATCTGGAAAAATAGAAGTAATAGACTTTATTACAGATCAAAATTTAGATTTTTGCCTTGGAAACGTAGTGAAATATGTTTCTAGGGCAGGTAAGAAAAAAGAAATTGGAAAAACAGATTTAGAAAAGCAAATAGAAGATTTACAAAAGGCACAGTTTTATTTAAATTATAAAATTACAACGCTCAAAGAACAGATTTAACGTCATTCGGACAAAATGAGGTAATTTTTCCTTTACAAAATTTATATAATATATCAATCAAAATAAAGGAGTTTTATTTTATGAAAATCACATTATATTCTACTCATTGTCCGATGTGTAATGTAATAGAAAAAAAGTTACAAATGAAAAATATCGAATATGATATTTGCACTGATATAAATAAAATTAGAGAATTAGGCTTCTTATCTGCTCCTATCTTACAGGTAGATGATGATCTTTATACATTCAAAGAAGCAAATATATTCTTAAACAGTTTTAAGGAGTCTAATAATGCAAATTAACATTAAGCTTTCAAAAAACTTTACAACACAATGGAATAAACTTCAAGCCGAATATGGTACATAGATTGCTAGAATTAATGGCTTTGATGATAACCAATTATCATATACAGATTTTATAGATAATTTTATTGATGAAAAAGTTGTAGCTGACGCTAGTATAGATGGTAATAGTAACGTTAGTCATAAAGACATTGTAACTCTTGAAAAAGAAATGCCAAAACCACATGAAAAACTTTTGGCATTTAATAAAATATATTATGAAATCCAGAAAAAATTTGGATTTAAGGCAGCTAATGAATGGTTAAGAATGGAATGGGAAGGCAAGTTATATATGCACGATGCCAACACATCAACATTTAAATCATATTGTTTTGCATATGACCTTAAAGACCTTGCGGAAAGAGGTTTGTATTTTATGGAAGATCGTAATGCAAAACCTGCCGCCCATTATATTACTTTTGTAGATTTCTTAAAAGAATTTATTTCTTATGCGGCAAATCGCACTTCTGGTGCTGTTGGACTTCCTAATTTAATTCCATATATGTGGTATTTCTGGAAGAAAGATATTGATAATCATTATATGGGACTCACTGAAGAGTATGGTGAGTATTATGCGAAACAAGGTTTTCAGAGATTTATATATGCTGTTAATCAGCCTTATGTGCGTGATGGTTCCCAGTCCGCATTTACTAATACATCTGTTTTTGATAGACCCTATTTTGAAGCACTCTTTGGTGGAGCAGAATTCCCTGATGGTAGCTTCATGATTGACGCAGAAGAAGAAATTATTGAGTTCCAAAAATGGTACATGGAAGAAATGGCAGCGATTCGTTCAGAAAACATGTTTACCTTCCCTGTTTCAACAATTTCTCTTCTTAGACAAAATGGAAAATTTGTAGATGAAGATTTCGCTATTTGGGCTATTAAACATAATATGAAATGGTCAGATAGTAATTTATTTGTAGATGATAGTGTTAATAGTTTAAGCAATTGTTGCAGGTTAAAAAGTGATATACGTGATTTAGGATATTTTAATTCGATAGGTGGCACCGCGCTTAAAGTAGGCAGCGTTAAAGTATCTACCATCAATCTTGCCAGATTAGCTTTGGATACGACAAATGAATCTGAGTATTTAGCCGAGCTGGAACGTAGGGTCGAAACCAATTTACAAGCTTTAGATTCAGTTCGACATATTATCAAAAGAAACGTAGATAAGGGATTGTTGCCTAACTTTACCAATGGACTCATAGACTTTCAACACCTTTATAATACAATCGGGTTTATAGGAATTTATGAGACGATGAAAGCTTTTGGGTATACCAGAAAAGATGAGTTTGGTAATACTTATTATACGGATAAAGCTGCTGCTTTTGGTGAAAAAATTTTTAACACAATGCGTAAGACTGCTGATGTGTTTATTGAAAAGTATGATTGTGATTATAAGATTAACACAGAACAAATCCCTGGTGAGTCGGCGGCCGCAAAACTTATGAAGAAAGATAAATTCTTCTATCCGGATGCAAACATCTATGACCTGCCGCTCTATGGTAATCAGTTTATGCCTCTTGGTATACAGTCAACTCTTCAAGAAAGGGTAAGGGTACAAGCGTTATTTGACTCCTATTGTAATGGCGGAAGCATTTTACATGCGAATATTGATGCTCCTTTTGATAATTTTGAGAAAGCTTGGAAGATGGTCAACTACATCGCAGAACAAGGAGTTACATATTTTGCTTTTAATACTAAGATCCAAGCTTGTGAAGATAATCATGCGTTCTATGGGCGGACCTGTCCAATTTGTGGAAAGCCCGTTGAAACGGAATACACGAGGATAGTTGGTTTTTACACTCCCATTAAAACATGGTCAAAAGAAAGAACAAACGAATATAAGATGAGAAGATGGGAAGAAATCAATAAAACAGTAGAAAGAGTTTAATATGAAAGAGACAATTAGATTAAAAGGTATTATTTACGAAGATTTTGTAAATTATAAAAAGCCCTGTATGACATTGGAAATGCCATTTTGTTCTTTTAAATGTGATAAAGAATGTGGAGAACGATGGTGTCAAAATTCTGATTTACAAAATGCAGATATACATTTTGTTAATATAAAAGCATTAGAAGCTTTTTATAGAAGTAATCATATTACAGAAGCAGTTTGTTTTCAAGGATTAGAACCGTTTGATACATATGATGAAATGCTGAACTTTATAACTGAATTTGGACAACATTGTTCTGATGATATTGTTATTTATACAGGATACAATAGAGAAGAAATTGAAGAAACTAAACTTGAAGCGTTAAAAGCCGCGGCCGCAGGTGATGTCATTGTTAAGTGGGGCCGCTTTATTCCACATCGACCACATGTTTATGATGAAATATTAGGTGTTACTCTTGCTTCTGACAATCAATATGGAGAAATTTTATGAGTGAAAATTTACAAGGTAATTTAGGCACATTATATGACATGAACAAACAGTTAATGGCACAAACTGCTAAGGCACTTTCTCATTTAGAACTTGCTGCTATTCAATCAAAACTTGAAAACTGGTTTAATTGGATTATTGATACCTATGCCATGCTTCTTTGCCATGAAAGACGCGATTATACGATCTTCCATCTTTATGAAAAAGCAAATAAAAATCCTTGTGCAGTCGCAGCTAAAGAATTGATTGGATGTTTAAAAGACCGAGGAGAAATTCTTAGTATTGAAAAGAATGAAGATGACGCCTGGGAGATTTGGTTAAAAATAGATGACGAACCTTATTGCTATTATCTCTTCAGATATGATGATGCAGTAATAGAATGTTAAAGGTAAAAAGATATGAAAGAAATACACGTAAAAACAAAATTATTTTTTGCTAAACAGTCTGTTTTTATTAGAGATTTAGAAACGGGTGATATAGAAACATATTCTATTCCGTTAGATGAATTAATTACATTTATTTCTTCAATAAATAACGTAAAGAGAATTAATCTTATTGGAAATGAAAAATATGTTCAACGGATAAAAGCAGATTATTTAACTAAATTTTCAAATAAAAATATACCAGAAATTACTATTAATGGGAGTTTATAATACATGGCTAACTATTTAATTAAAACAACAGAAGTATATAGATGTGACTCTGAAAAAGAAGCTAATAACTTTGTTGCAGAAGCTAAAAAAAGCAATCTCTATACGGTTACTAAAAGCACTATTGAAAATAGACAAACAAAGCAAAAGGGTGAAATTGTTGACGAATGGAAAAGAGTTACTTTGACAAAAGAATTTAACTCAGAAAAAGAACCCTATGAAATTATGCATGTTTTATATTCAACAGAAGAGGAAGAAGTATGAAGATTAAAAAATTAAAGGAAAACGCCATTGTTCCAACAAGAGGAAGTACAACAGCGGCAGGCTATGATTTATACGCATGTTTAGATTATGATTCTATTATTATTCCACCTCATACCACCTTTTTAATTGATACTGGTTGGGCTATGGAAATTCCTGTCGGTCACTTTGGAGCTATTTTTGCTCGTTCTGGTTTAGCAACTAAACAAGGACTGCGTCCAGCCAACTGTGTAGGAGTCATTGATTCAGACTATAGAGGCCCAGTGAAAGTCGCTATGCATAATGATTCAACGACATCTCAAACAGTAACAAATGGAGATAGAATAGCACAATTAGTTATTATAAAATATTCTGGTATTGATTTTGAAATTGCAGAAGAATTAAGTGACACAACTCGCGGAACGGGTGGTTTCGGCAGTACTGGTCAATAAAAAAACGGGAGTGATTTTTAATCACTCCCGTTTTATTTTTTTATCTATATATATTTTTGGTTATATATTGTATCTAAAAACTGTTTAAAACTATGTTGACATAAAAATACTCCGCTAAGATTTAAAGAACTTTCAAAAATAGTTTTGTATTCCTGTTGATGCTAATATGTGAAATAATAGTTAATTTGTCCTATATCTATATTAAATTCATCATGTAAAATATCAAGATACTATTTTATTTTATCATAGTTTTCCTTTAAAGGAAACGGTGCTATAAGATATGCATACTATAAATAAAAATAAGAATAAAGTATAACGGCTAATAAAGAAGATATTAAACACGGAATATCTGCTTCAGGTTTATTCTTATAACAATAATTATTATAATATACTTCGGCAGTAGCTGCAAAATAATCGAGGAAATATGCGTCTATAAAGTGCCGTGATTGCCCGTCCGCGGTTTCATATTGAATACTAGTTAATGAATGTTTGTTTTCATGCCATTTATATGTTACTAATTCTATTTGACAACAGTTAAGATTATTTTCTGTTTTTTGAAGATAATTTACTAATGACATGATACTCACATCCTAATGTGTTTTCATATCTTTGATAAAATGAAAATTATATTTTTTCCAAAAATTATCTAAATTAAAAAACTTTCCATGTGTCCATCCTGCGGCGGGACTCATTTCATAATTTTTTCCGTCTAAACCAACTTTAATAAAACGAGTATTTAAAAAAGATTGACATTCATTTCTTGTTATCTATTGTTTTACTTTAAGAAAAACATTTGGCACAAACTAGTCATCATGATCTGCAAAAACTATCCACTATCCAGTGGCTATGTCAACGCCTTTTTGTCTAGTATTTCCTGGGCAACAATTATAGTCAGTTTTAGTTTGTTTTATATAAAGTCTATCTTTAAATTTATCTACCTAGTCTTGGTAACTTTCTGTTGAACAATCGTCTGATAAAATAACTTCTATATCATCATAATTCATATTTTGTTCTACTATTGTTTTTAATAATCTGCCAATAGTTTCTTTAGAATTATAACATGGTACAATAATTGAAAAAAATGGTCGTTTATTCATGTTAATCCTTATTTATATATGCATAACCTAATCCTATAGCGTCTGCTATATCATCATTTACATCAAGATTAAAATTCTATTTTACCCAAAGTATATCATTCTCTTTTTGTTTTGTGCGTTGCACACCACGTCCTTGTTTTATTTGACATACTTTTCTCCATTCAGAGGGATACATAAAATCAAGTTGTATATGTTTAAAATTCTAATGTAACATCATACCTATACAACCCTGGAGATACATTAATGCTTTATAGGTTTTTATATTAACAAAACCTTCTTGTCTTACCTATTCAAGAACAATATACTCAATATCGGGATCCTATATAATTATATTTTTTATCTAATCTACCATAACTTTAATACGATTAAATAAATCTGATGAGGATGCTGTTATACATGTATGTTTAATTAATTGATTATGTTTATATATTGCTATACCGCTACTTTTAGTAGACGCATCAATTGCTATTATGTTCATTTATTCTCTCCTTTAATCTGGTTTTAGTATAACAAAAATTTTGAAAAAAGTCAAAAAAAAATCGAGAAATATATTTCTATATTTCTCGATTAATTATTTTATTCAATACTCTAATATATTAAATATACTCCATCAGAAGAATCCTAAGGTATATTATCTACAATTTTTATAGAACCACCTGTTATAGAATTTACGATACTAGTAGTCTGACTCTATAACATATGTTTAATATTTTTTACTATCCAAATAGCGACACTCCACATAGTTTTACTCCTCTTTATTCATCTATATAACCTTTTGATGTAACAAACCAGAAGTTGTTATAGAACCACTAGTTAATTCATCTAAAGTATCATTACTTTTATATCCATTAAAAATATTAATAATTAATATTGCTTTATAATTATTAAAAGTATAATCTTCAATAACTACAATTGGATTAGTTCCATTATTAACATTTTCTGTTTCAACTAATATATTCCCAGAACCTGTATCTATTGAATAAAGCTAAAACATTCCTTCTGTGTATACATTATGCTATACGGTATGTGTTATGATACTTGTGTTTGAAGGTGTATTATTATTATCTAATATAATAGGTTGATTAGCATACCATTCTATAATTTGATAATAGTGATATGTTTTAGTTACTTGATTTACTATCTGGGAAAGTTCTTTTGTTTTTATACAAGTAACTTTATTTCCACCTAATTTTAACTATTCTTCTAAATCAAGATTAGATTTCATCTAAACATAATTACCATCAGTACCAATTGGAATAGGAGCATCTAAATCATTATTATTATTTTTTTTCCTAATTACTTTGACTATCTCACTCATTTTTTACTCCTTATCCTTTTAATGTAGCTATTACTCTTACATTTATGTTTGTTGTTATAGCTGTATTAGAATAAACTCCCGCACAAACATATTGTTTAGAAGATGTTTGTTCAATAAAAGCTCTTTGAGGTATAACAATAGCTGTATTAGAACTCCCATATGTAATAGCTGAAGATGTATCTCCAACTGTTGTTTTTGGCTCAGCGCCTCCGATACTAACCTATGTACCAAAAGCAGCTTGTAAAAGATAATTATCAAGATTAATACTTGATGTTGACACACTTTTTAAAACATTTCCATTTGGAATTAATATTTCTTCAACTGCCTTTTTTCCAAAAGTTACTAAAGTAACACAATTTTTCTTTAATGAAGCTGATTTTTGTCTATATCTAATAATAATAAAAGGATGACTACGTAAATAATTAAATTTTCCTGTGAAATCTTTCAATGTATTATTAGCAGCAATAGAAGCAGAAGAAGCTCCTGACGTTGCATTAATAGTATCTAAAACTATAGAAGAACCCCAATTAGAAGTGGTAGAAGCAGAAGAGGATAACTTCATAATATAATTTAAATTAGTAGTAATATTAGTATCTAAAGTTCCTGTACTATTATTAAAATCATCATTTGAAACATAATTATTTAAAGTATCAGCCGTAACATAATTATTTAAAGTATCAGTAGTAACTAATCCAGGTAAATATTCATTTAATGAATATGTTGTACCCTATGCAGGAGAATAAAAAATATTATTAGCATTTGCGCCTATCTAATAAAATGTTGTTGATCCATCAGAAATTTTTGCAATTTCTTTTATTACATTACTCATATAAATCTCCTTTTAACTCTTACTATTTATATATAACCTAAACTAATATAGTTTTTGGTGTAGTTGTATTTAAACTAAAAGAATTTATATCTATATATTCGTCTGTTTCATACATACAAGTTTTTCCCATATAAATAGTTTCACCATTAATATCAAAAGAAAAACCTTGATAAGGTTCTGGAATGATATGTTTCGTTGCTAAATCAATTCCAGAAGAAGAGTTTAACTACATAAACTCATCTTCTGAGATTGAAATACCTAATCGACATTTTGAAAAACTAGAAGGAATATCATATGGATAACGATATTGAACAATTTTGTTTGCCATATTTATCCTCCTTCATTATGTACCTTGCTGCTCGTTATGACTATGTACGGTTGACATAATAAAAGCTAAACCATCTTTATTTAAAGAGGTCTTTGCGTCATCAGTACTATCTCCTAAATAAACACTAAGACTAGGACTAATAGAAGACTGATCTAATTCTTTTATTCTATACCAATTTGATGTCGTACTACCATTATCATCTGTAAAAACAATATAACTAGAAACAGGAGCAGAACGCCCAGAGGACGGATCTCTTACATATTTATAATCATAGGCATATAATCCATCTGGAGCAGTACCGGAAGCAGAACTTACAGAAATTGTCCACCCAGCTAAGCTCTCTAAACCTTCAACAGCTCCGAAACCATTTGGAATTAATGATTGAACTTCATCAACAGTATAATGTCCGTCAACATGGTATCCACCAGCAAGAGGTCCAAAATTTATCCAAACGAGATTACCATTATTATCATCGCCTCCTCCAGTTGGTTCACCCTAAGAATTAAAAGAAATAAAATCATCATCAGAAAACTGAAGATTAAATTTATCTATTGTATCTTGTGAACAAGGAAGAAGATAATAGTCTATCCCTTGGCTATATTTTTGTTCAGTAAGACTTTCACCTTCTGGATCTTCAGGATTTATTACTGATATTGTCGAGGTAAGATATTTTTGTCTAAAATTCCGATTAGAATAAAGTAAAATAATATTATCACCTTGTCTATCAATACCAATAACCATATTATTCTATAAAGATTGATAAGATGAACCTACATTATAATTTACTTCGAGAGTGCCGTCTTTATCAATTCCGTTATTCCACTAAACATCATCAATCTGTTTTAATTGAGTTAAACGAACTGGATCGTTTCCATTGTTTCCTAATGTTGTTTTAGTATATACGCAATAAATTTCTCCCTATGGTGTTATATACCAATAATCTAAATTGTTAAAATTAGCAATAGAATCTTCAGACGCAGTATATGATGTTTTAAGAGCCGCGGTTGCCGGTTCAGGAAGTTTTACAGCTAGCAACTATGCATATGTAATACCAGATTCTTGCTCTTCTGGAGCTGTTGTAATTACAGTTCCTTCTTGTATGTTCTGTTCCTCCGGTAAATTTCCTATAACTATTCTTCCTTGTGTTAAAGCTATAAATTTAATAGTTGAATAGAAAGAGGGTATAAAAATAGTGCCAACGGTTACATCGTCAAGAAATGCTTCTTCTTCATTTCTTATAACAGAACGAGTAGAAGCTAAAGTCTATACATCAGAAATTACATTATATTTACTAATTGGTAAAGCCTATTGAGGAGATCCAATAGCAGAATTATCATAATTTCTTTTTACATACTATAAATAACTCTCTCCACCCTACGTTGTAGGTACTAATTTCTATTGCCCTTCTTCTTCTACTGTTATATATTGACCAACTGACAAAGAATCAATACTATCTCCTTGTTTACCGTGCGGCACTGCAATTTGTAAATCATGGAAATAAGGGTGATTTGTAGAATTAATACTATAATCATATTCATGAACTAAACTATTACTACTAGTAGTCCAAGCTGTACTATTACCAGTTATTTCAGTATGAGTTACACTATCTCCAAAATAAGGACTTACATCTATTGATTGTACATTAAATACAGGATATGGAATATCAAAAGCTATATGCGCTCCATACACCTAACCCTCTTGATCTCTTATTGTTGCAGAACCTAATTTTATCTTATCATTAAAAGAAATAGTACTTGGTTGTCCCTATTCTGAACTTGGTATTTCATACATACCAGGTGTTTGATCTAATGTTGTCGTATTTACTGGATTAGAATGAACAGTAGTGCTATGGTCTAAGTATGTACTCCAATTCTATCCAATTAACTCAGGAGAATCTCCTTGTGGCCCAACTATTTGTCCAACATAAATAGCTCCTCCTCCTGGGGTAGTTATATATTTATTCCAAGCAGCTCTCCATTTTGACTCAAGAAAATGTCCATTATCATAATATATGAGTTCACCATTTTCATCTTTATCATCTTTAAGAGGTCTAGTAGAAAAACTTGCATCTTCTGTATAATCTAATCCTCTACGATATAATAAACCATTAATATCATCACTTTTATGATTAAAATTTAAAATAGTATCAATAATAACATACTATCCGTAGTTTACATCAGTATATGCTCCACCTTGTTGGAAATAGTTTACCATACCTTTTATCTAAACGACTTGAGTAGAAGTTTCAGTAAAATCTGTTACTTCTCCATCCTAAAGAACTCGATAAAGTTTATTAGTGTATTGAATTAAATCTCCTGCATTATAACTACTTCCAGAACTATATGGAGGATATTCCTCGGTGTTACTAAAATCTATATATAAAAGGTCAAACCTTTCAACAATATGATAGGTTCTACCTTGTTTTCCACCATAAAATGAATACATTTATTCCTTCCTCCTTTTAACTCTCATATGCATAGTCCAATAAAAATGCATCTATATTACTATTCTAATGTCCATTAGGTGCAGTAATCATCACACTGTTTACTCTCGTGCCGTTATTAATTTCATAAATACCACTTCTACCTATTCTAATAGGAGCTTTATTTACAACAATTAATGTTCCCGGTCTAGCTTGAAAACCGATTTTTAAAGCAGAGATAGAATTTGTAAAAATCTAGTTTACTCTACAAATATCTCCTTCAGTACCGTCATACATAATTCTTGATGGGTTTCCTTCAATCTAAATTGATTCTTCATCTCCAGTATCTTTATAAATCGTAACTTGATCTCCATCTATACTTTTATTAAACCAGTTTCTTCCTCCAGTTTTCCCACCTAACACATCGTAACTAATTCGTTTTAATTTTAAAACTAATAATTTACAATTCTTTCTTGGGATAAAAACTGTTGTATATGTAAAATAAGTATTTGAAGAATTATTTTCTCTTGGTATTGAATTAACTAAAAAAGATTGATTTAAATCAATAGTATCTTCTCTTGTAGCACTACCATCTTCTGTTGCTTTATCTCTTAAAAACAAAGAAAATCTTAATGTATCTGCATCCTAATAAGTTCTTAACTGTTGACTTCTTGAATAATATCCCTATGGAACTCGCAATATCTGTATTCTTAAATAATAAACTTGACCTTTCTAAAAATACTTTTCTACAGTATTTCCTTCGTCATCTGTTCCATTTACTACTTCAAAAGCAAGATCATCAAAGTCACTTGCTGTATTATCTGGATCAAAAGGACTTTTACTTTTTACATAAACAGGAGTTACTGTAATTTCTTCCATATATCTTCCGGATCCAGATGAAGCTTCTCTTCGTATTTGAGCTACTTTATAAGCCATTATAAACTCCTTTTATATCTTCTGTAATGCTTTATAAGCATTTATATTCATTGTTGAACTATTATCCAACGGTAAAGAAATTGATTGAATTATATAATCACCATATATACCACCTGGATCATCATTCACTGTTATTCTAGTATTAGGTTCTAGATAATAAATAGGTAATGTTGTTATAGAAATGGTATTATTTACGTGCGTGTATTGATAAAGAAGATCTTTAATTCTTTCAAAGCATGAATTCATACGACCACCCTGATCCATGAAATTCATTAAACTAGGACTAACCTGTGTCCATTTTTGACTGTAACCTGTGGTTAAATTTGCTTTTTCCATGTTTAATTCCTCATCAGTATATTGAGATGTATCTATATATACTATATCTGGAATAAAAGGTTCAAATACACAGTTAATACCTTGATTATTATCTCCTTCTATAATAGCACGCCGTCCTATATTACTTACACTATATTGACCTAATCCAGAATCTTCATCTATAAAGTCCAAATAATATGTAATTCTATCTGGGTGTTTAGCTATATCCTATTTCCAAGTTTGAGTTTCTAAATCAAAGATTTTAGGAAACTCTTCTTTTAATTCAGCATAATATTGAAAATAAGTATTGTTTAACTAAGTGTCCTATCCAGTACCGAGATATTCATCTTCAAGCATTTGATAATAAATCTACTATCTCCAATCTTTAGATTGTCGAGTTTTTTGACCTATTATATGGTCGTCATCCTCTGGTATCTCTTGACCGTGATAATAAACAGCTCTTACAATCTAACTATCATCTTTAAATAATACAACTGGATGTGTATTTAATGTAGGTTTTTTATCAATAGCTAAATGAAAACGACAAGGTAATTGTATATTACCCGTTGCACTAGGATAAGCACCCCAAACTACAAAATCATTTTTTATATTATTATAATTTAAAGCATTATTATATGCTGTTGTATATTCATTATGAATAAAATTATAAACAGGTTTACTTAATCTATAAAAATCTGCCTAATATACATCGGTTGGTAAATTAATTACACCGCTAGTTGGATCTCTATTTGGATCTGTTTCTTTAGCCCAATAAGCTGTATTAGACATATTTAAATAATTTTTTTTCTATTGAAAAACAAAATTACCTTCTACATCATAAAAATATTCATAATTACCAATAACGTTAATTATCTTATCCAACACAGAAGTTACTGTCTCTCCTGCATTACAACTTAATGGATTAGATAAAGGATATATAAAACTCGTATAAATAAAACCTGCATCATAATACTGCTCAATTTCTTTTATCGGGATATTACCACCATATTGAGTTTGTATTTTTTTTGCCTAATCTTCATTAGTTGTTAATTGATAATTATCAGGAACCTAAACTAAATATAACGGATCCTATCCAACCCATCTTACAGCACTCTTAATTCTTAAAGGAACTTCTGATATTATAATTTTACTTAGTTGTTCATTTCCCCAATGATTTACTAATTCTTTTATAATATCATACATTAACACATCCTTCTTTTTTACACTCAGAGCATTAATATCTACTTCTTCATCCTTATAATTAAAATCAACAGAAGAATGTATTTTTCCTCCAAGGTCTCCATTTAATAAACACATTTTATCTTTTAATTGCATTGAAATGGTAACCCCTGTCATACTATGAGCAATAGAAGGATTAAACATTACATATATACCAAGAGGAAACCAAACTATATCACCATAGAGGCTTTGATAATTAATAGTTTTAACTTCTAAATTACCAATATCGTTTTCTTGATAAAATATATACTCTGGTACAATGTTTTTTATACCTAATTCTAATTTACATTTTTTATTAACAGAAAATAAATGATCTATATTTGCGAGATTATTTTTTTCTTCTTCTGCAAAAAGGGAAAGGGAGGCGGTTCTTCTCATGGCGGAAGAACCGTCCATATTTACACTCCCACTAATTACTTTCCCTTGAATCTATTCTAAAGGTTCTTCTTTCCAATTAAGAACCGTTATCTTAACAAACTGCTACTTAATATGGAGAGAATCTAATTGAGATAAAAATCTTTGATCAGATAAAAAAACTGGTAAACTCAATAGTAATCCTCCTCTTCAATAGCAAAATAGTAAACTAAAGCATTAATAGGACACTGGAAATAATAAAAAGTATCATATGCATCGTTATCATTATCAAAAACGTTACTTTGAGTATTATTTATTATATTATACCACTATCCTCTATAATAAATTTGATTTTCACAAACGTTAAAATCTACAGCATAGTCTTTATTCTCTACACTAATCTCTTTTGTTTCTTCTTTGAGTATTCTCATACCTATAAATTGCATTTTAACAATATATATATCATCACTATCAGTTAAATCATACTCAATCTAACCTGTTTCATTAACAGTCACTAATTGCGGTTTAACTGGTCTTTCTGCTCCTGCGTCTGTATCTGATTTTTTCTAAGCATATATCAAGAAACTAACACCAGGCTCTGCATCAACTTTAATAGAACGAACTCCAATTAATTTACGCTCTACTCTGCTTAAATCTTCACTCTAATAGTTTTGCTTATAATAAGCTTTAATAGTATTTATAACATCATTAAATGGTTCAAACTTATCTTCTAAGTATGCGTTAATTTTATTATTTCTTTTAATCTTAGCTGTTGTAGTTGGATCTTCCTAAGTATATTTTTGAATAACATAACTTAATGACATAGCAGTATCTCTTGCTGGAATAATAGATAAACTTGACAAATTCTAATCTTTTACCTAATATATATTATTAGGAGGAGCAATTAAAACTTGTTGACCATTTATTGTAAATAGAGTACCTAAATAATAATCAACAACGCCAGCTGTTGCTGTAGAATTTAAATAAGTAGATTCCATCTGATATAACTTTTTAATAATAGTAGGACTAGGTCCGGGGTCTCCTTCTGGTGGTAAATCGTGTCTCTTAGAACTTTTATCATCAACAGGAGATAGTTTACCATTTTCATCATTAATAATTAAATAAGGCTAAGATTCAACTTCAATTTTAAAACTTTTAATTTTAATCTTAGAAAGAATACGATTATTCTAATCAGTCATTCCATAGTTATTTAAAGTTGCAATAGAATTAGAACTCGCGGACTAGGCTTTATCGGTACCAATTATATCCTAATTAGCCTTAAATAAATTACCAGTAAACTAATCTCCAGAGAAACTATCCTCTGTAATACTTGTTATTTGTCCTATAAAATCATAATCATCTACCTAAACTATTTCATCATCCTGTTGAACGTAGATTGGCCATTCATTTGCTTGCCACTATCCTAATGAAGTATCATATGTTCCTATATTAATGATACCATATTTATCAAAGTTAGGAATCGTAGCTTCATCTATTTCATACGCTGTTGCTGAAAAAGTATATATTAATCTTCCTAATTCAGTTTTAGGAGTTAAAGAAACATCCATTAATTTAATAAGAATATTTCCTTCTTGTGTAGATTTATATAATTTAGGTTTTACATTATATAAAAACTTCTAAACTTGCTATCTAAATTTACGTTCATACGTATAATTATATTTAGAAGAAGCGTCAGGAAAATCTTCATTTAATCCCATTAATTCATCATAATCAACCTTATGAGATTCTAACATATTACTTTTAGTAGTTAATAAGCTTGCATTATCCATTAAATTAGAAATAGTACCAGTACATTGGAATGATCTATAATACATATTTCCATTTCTACGAATGTATGGATATTGCCCGCCAATTGTATCAGTTTTATTTTCTGATATGTTAGTTTTATATGATGAAATCTGGAAATCATATTTTAATTTTAACTGTTTACTTGTATCTATAGCACCATTTAAATTAGACTAAAGTAGATAACTATGATTCCACTACACTAAAAGGATCTAGGTTTTACGTGGTGTAGACCGACGCCCGCGCGTGTCTCTATGCTGCACGCAATACTGATAAAGTAATCCACTTTCAACTGTAAAATCATAATAATCTCTTACATTATTATTTCCACCTAATTTAAAGTTTAATAAATCTTCCCATTTGTTAAAATTACTTTTTGAATCTGTCCTACGAATTACATAGTTCTATGGTTCGCTACTTACTCCATTAAGATCTACATGAAGCTTAATATATCCTTCCTATTGATTTGCATATGTCTATAATATAGCATTTGTTAAATCTTTATCATCTGCAATATGTGTATATGTAAAAGAATATAAATGAGAATCTGTATAATCATTTTTAGTTATAATTTCAAAAAGTAATTTATATGAACTTAAATTATTTTCAGTGCTAGCTGAATAAAAATCATAAGGTAAAGAACACTCTATTACTAAAGCACTAGAATTTAGAGTATAATTATATGCACTTACAGCTTTTAATCCAGAATCACTATATGTAAAATCATCTATATCTAAAATATCTTCATCTGTATATGATGATTCTAATAATCTTAATCGCCAATATTTTAACGTCTAACTACTATCATTGCCAGGTTTATATACTCCATTAAAATCGGCTATATCATATGAAAATTCATTCGTATCATCATCTGAAGCTTCAATTCCCTATACATGGAATTCATCAATATAAAATGTTGGAGGTTTAATTCCTTTTATAATGCAAACAGTTGACCATTCAGAATAAGCATTTACATTAGTGGTAAAAGACTAATCAATTGCTCCTGTAGTGATTTGAGTTCCATTATAAAGTCTAACTTGAACTTTATACAATGTATCAACTGTAAATTTACCATCTTTTATATCAGTATCTTGGTAAATAGAAACATAATATCTATTTAACTATTCATCAATATCATCTTGATGAATTTTTTTATCTGTTAAAATCTAACTTGATGAATTTACTACACTAACATTACTACCTTGATGTCTAACAGACACTTGGGCAGTAATGTTAGTTAAATTCGTAGTGTTGTATGGAGAAAGAGTAAAATATATTTTTACCTAATTTGAATTTATATCAAACGCTGGCATAGATGAAGCAATAATAGGCGGATATAATGCCATTGTTACTTCCTCCTTTTAACTCTATTGTATATCACACTCTGTTCTATTCCACTATACGCCTAGGTAGAGCTCTAATATCATCCATTAATTCCTTAACAAATGAATTTCCTCCCTAGTCTCTATAATGCTCATATTTTCTTTCAATACAGTCAAGACTATAATCATCAATAGATTTTAAAGTATAACAAAAATAATGATGATCTTTTGTAATAGAGTATTTTATATCATCTCGGTCTGACTACATCAAAAGCTAAATATTATTTTTTAATAAAGTTAACTATCCCTTTATTTCATCCATCTGACGCTATTGTTTTTCAACGATCTAAGAGAGTTTATCTGGTTTGTCGTCTTTTTCAATAGCTTGTTTTGTTCTGCTTTTCGCCCAATCATAAAAAAGGATGAGATTTTTTATCCCGACAGCAAGAACAATTATAAAAATAATTATTTCACTGATGGGATAAGTTGAAAATAATTCTTCCATAAGAGAATCCTTTCTCGTATCTGTTAATATTGATTTTTATCAATATTATTAAAAAAGACTATAAATAAATTAGTTTATTTAGTCCTCTAATGTTAACATACTTGAAATTCTATTGTTTATTAAAGCGTAGAGTTTCTATTCTGTTAAAACACTTAAAACAAAATGCTCATCAGCGATTTTATCATTCGTATTGTTCCTTAAAATTAATTCATTATTTTCTTTATCAAAAAATATTGTAAAACTATGCATTTATTACCTCTTTCTTTATCCTATTGATTGTTCTTCTGGTGTAGATATCATAGCTTCAACTGTTTGTAATGCTGTGTCTTCTGTCCAACCTGTAGCTACTTGACTTACTGGTACATAAGTGGCTACTTTTCCCTCCACAATTGATGTTGGAATCATCATGTTCGCGTTTGTTAAAATTACTAAAGCAAGCTTTTTAACAACTTTTACTGGTTGCGGCGTTATTACATTATTATCATATGTCATAGTGGGTTTACTTGTTCCACCTGGAAAATTCCATCCTGAACCACCAGAACCTCCTGAAAATCCAGTAGCAGTTTGAGAAGAATTCACATGACCATCTTTATCAACAATTAAACCATTAAAATGAGCAGAATTACTACTAATCCACCAACCTTGACCAGATATAGATGAATTATTAATTGTAATACCACCTATTGTTCCACCAGAAGCAGTTAAATCACCAGTTGTAATTTTACCAGATACAGTAGCATTGGTGGCTGACATATTCGTAGCATCCATACCATTCGTTTGAATTTGATTGAAGTAAGCATTTCCATCACCACTAATAGACCAACCTGTTTTTGAAGCTGAAGTATTGGTATAATTATTACTTCTCATATTACCGTTACTATCTAAATGAATATTATTAGCAGAAAGCTAATTTCCACTTATGTTCCAACCGCCAATTTTACCTGCCTTAGAATAAATTTTTCCATCATTACTTAAAGCAAAATTTAAACCCTCGTTAGGATCACTTTGACTGCTGGCAAAACTCCATATTCTTGCAGTCATTCCCTAACCAAAAGAATTTTTAGAATGAGAAGAAGGGAAAGTGGCATCTCCTAAATGTGTTCTTCCATCGTTTAAATCATCAGGGGTAATATTCCAATTAGCAATCTTACCGTCTACAGATTTTAAAAATCCATCATGGGTTACATAAAATTTAGTATCTCCAGCATAAAATGCTACAGCTTTACCATCTACCGTCTTAGAGCCATTATTAGTACCAGTAGAAGTTACAGAATTTATACCTGCATTATTTTTACTAAATTTATATTCATCAAAAGACCAACCTGCAATACTTGCAGAAGAACCACTATCGTTAACGGTAACATCAAAAATAGTTTTATTATTACTATCTTTAAAATTAATATTAGTATTACCTAATTTTAATTTTCCATTTGGAGAAGTTAAAGCATCGTCACCTACATTCCAACCTGCTATATCTCCACCACCGGCAGCATGTATATGACCATCAGATGAAACTGAAAAATCTCCAGAACCAAAATTAATATATGGGCCTTTTTCTTCTCCTGTTCCAGTAGAAGAAAATTTTATTTTCATACCCTTGCCATTAACAAGTTCACAATAATTTCCCAATTGTGAAGCAACAGGATTTGTAACTTTTTTATATTCTCCATTTTCAAGGATATAATAAGTTTTACTACTATTTATTGTAGTATCTCCTGTTTTTTCATATGTATCAAGTGAATAATCACCAGAT